ATACTTGGTAGTATGGCGAGTGTTTATTTTGTATCTGTAGCTGCAATTGTTGCGGCATTCTATGGAGCGCAAGCAATAAGTAAAGTACAATCGAATGGTAAAAAATGATGGCTGATATCACCGAACAAGCATTTGGATCATTAGTAGAAGAGCAAAAGAAAACAACTAATTCATTATCTAATGTAAGAAGTCTGTTAAAGCAACAAACAGACCTTCAATATGCTGTAACTGATTCTCAAAAAGAAGGATTAAAGATTGATCGAGCTATGCAGCAGGCTGCACAAGATAATTATAGAAAAAATGCACAAGATAAAGCAAAAGATGATTCGCAAGCATCTAAAGAAGCAGAGGATGAAGATAAAAAGGGTATCCTAAACAAAAAGATGCTGTCATTTCTTAAAAAAATGTCAGATGGTCTTACTGATATGGGGAAAAGTTTGGCAGAAAAGTATTTGGGATGTAATTAAAAAAATGGCATTGGGTGCTGCTCTGCTTGGATTAATTGCATTTTTACAAAGTCCTTATTGGGAAGATTTTAGAAAGTGGGTAGTTAAGGTTTTGCCACCTTTATTAATGGCTCTTTGGGAAAATGTTCTTGCACCTATAGCTAGAGGACTTGGAAAAATTGCTGATATTGTTACTGGTAAAAAAGAATGGACAGATTTCCTTGATTGGGATATAGCTGCAGCTATAGCAGGAGTTGCTGCATTATTATTTCCAAAAACAGCTATTGGATTATTAGTAAAAGCAGGTAAATTAGTTAAAGCGGCGATATTTGGGTTATCAAGAAAACTTACAGATTTAGGAACGGATATTGGCGATAAGAAAGCTAAAACTAAGCTTGGTCGAGGGGTACAAAATGTTGGAAGAGCTGCTAAAGGACTTACAAGAGCGCCAGGAGCCATGGCCAGAGCAACAGTTAGTGGAGTAAAAACTGCTGGTAGTGCTATAGCGAGCGCTCCAAGTAAAATAATGGGGGCACTTACAAAAGCTGGTCCAGCACTTCTTAAAACCGCAGCAGGAGCTGCTAAATTAATTCCTGGCATTGGAATTCCAGTAACTGCTATTATGGGTTTGTGGGATGGTATAACTGCTGGAATGGAAGAGACGCAAAAAGAAAATTCAACCAAAATGGATGTAGTTAGAGAAGGTTTTGCTGGAGCTTTGAGTGGTTTAATTTTTGGAACGGTGGATCAAAGGACTATTTCAGAAGGTATGACAAAAGCTGGTGAAAGTATCAAAAATATGGCATCATCTTTTGGTAAATGGACTCAGGATCTTACTGATAAAATTTCTGATATGTCTTCAATTGTTGGTGATAAAATTGATAAACTTTGGACTGGTTTGACAAGTTGGGTAGGGTGTTTATTTGCAGATTTTAATAAGTTATTGGAGACAGATTTTGGCGCTATTATTATGGAAAAAATTAATAAACTTTGGACTGATGTGACAGGTTGGATAGGGGGAATTACTAGTAAACTTTGGACTAATATAACAAAGGGAGTCGAAGATTTGATGGAGTCTGTGGTAAAGTTCATAACAGATATTGATTTTAAGAAAATTGTATCAAAAATACCAGGCGTAAGCTTTTTTACATCAGATGATTCACCAGAAGAAATTGCTCGTAAACAAAAGCAAGAACAAATTGAAAAACAACAAGCAGTTGTAAGAGGATTATTAGAAAAGGTTGAAAGGAATAAAGCTGATGTTGCCGAAGTTGACAAAGGTATCAGCATCCCCCTGATTGGCAAAGTTATGGCCGAGTCTAAAGAAGATCAAGAAGAAGATAGAATAAGATTAGAACAATCACAAAGACAATTGGCAGAAGCACGAGCAAAACTTCAAAGTATGGGAGGCAGTTTGCTAGATAATTCAACAAATATAAGCGCACCAAAAACTACTACTACTCATGTAAATGGTAGTATACCTATGACAAATCAAAATGATGCTGTGAGAATGGCAGCCGCAGGGGCATCGTAAAAAGGGGTTCCGAAGAACCCCCTTTATACTAGTCTTCTTCAGCTAGTTTCTCAAAATAAGACATAGTGTCTTCTTCATCATCATTAGATACCTTCACGGTAGGTGTTGGTACTGCTTTAGTATCAACAGTAACAGTAGAAGTAGGTTCATCTTCCATTAAAGTTTCTACATTACTTGCTCTTACTGTTCCAGAAAGAACCAAGTCAAGACGAGTTTTTAACTCATCATAAGTTTTAAAGTTAGAAGGTGCAGTAAATTCTGTAAGAGAATACTGCTTACCATAAATTTTTTCTAACTCATCATCGTCTTTTGATAAAGCAGAAAGCTTATCAAATTCCGATTTATCATAATTCCAATATCCATCAACCTTACGAATTTTCAATTTGAAATTCGCACCTTTCCAAAGATCAAAAGGATTCAAAGGCTCTTCATCTTCGAATTCTGGTTGCATGGCTTCCATCACCTTATCAAAGATTTTCTTACCATAACGATAAAGAAATACCTTACCTTCATTCTCAGGATTTGCAGAATCCGATACAACATAAATGTTGGAATAGTATTGGAGTTTGCGCTTCTGCTTACGAGCAATCTCCTTATCAGATTCTACGCCGGAGTTCCAGAGTTTGGAATTATATTCTGATACTGGATCATTCTGACCAAGTGTAGTCAATGAGTTTTCAATATACCACTGACCTGTTGGACCTTGAAAAGCATGATTCCAGAGTTTTGCCCAAGGAAGAGTTTCACCTACAGATGCTGGAAGAAAACGAATAACGGCATAACCATTACCCGACTTATCCATAACCGGCTTCCAAAGACGTTCATCTACATAGGACTTCTTTTCTTGAGGTGCTGATTCTTTTTGGGCTGCACCCAAAAGATCATCTAGAGTATTTTGTTTTTTTAACGCTGCTAACGACATCTTATGTCTCCTTATGTTTGCGTATGTTTTCGTATGTTAATTTTTTAATTATATACTGTTTTGTAAGATTTGTCAAGTCACATTTTGTTCTTCAACAAATCTTATTCTATATAGGTAGTCATTATATAGGATATTTTCTTTAGTTGCTTTTTCGAAATTCACCAATGCATTCCATGATAAGCTGATACGTTGCTCATCAGTTTGAAGGGATTTATGTGAATGAAACATTTGAGATTGAAAAACAAGCATACTATCCTGTTCACAAGGAAATGCAAGTTTTTCAGCTGTATTTGGATGCTGACCTTCATAATGTTCTCGTAAAGAAATAAATGGTTGATTTGATGCGCCTGGATGTGCATTTTTATGAAACTCTAATGGTGGATGTTTTTCCACTGTTCTTAAATAGTATACTCCACTCAAAATAGAATTCGAATGATTATGTATTGGTTGATTACCACCTCTAACATTTACATTGAGCCAACTTTCTGAAAAGAAAAATGATTCATATCTCATGTGAAGCTCATTTTTAAGATAATCTTCAACACATTCACTAATCCATTTACGCAATTCTGTTAATGAATCATCCTTTAATACATTTACAAATTTCCCTGTTCGATACTTATTTGCTCCATCATATTTTTCTATTTTAAAATGAGTCGGGTCAAAATCATTAGAAAAATTATTTGGGTTATTATATATTCCAATAATGCCAGTAGGAAAAACTGGTACTGCATCTGTCTTCATACTATTACTAACTCCTCACATAGTTTTGATTTTGATATGATTTTTACATTAGAATGATAATCTGTTAAAGATGCACTATGCCAACTTGCGTTACCACCCACTTTACAATCAGTCCAATAAAAAGTTGTACTCTTATATTTGTCGAAAATTTCAGTTAATTGTGTTATCCAATTTATAGGATTAAAACCTTTAGCATTTGCAGGTAAATAATTATCCGTACCTTTGTATATATTGTTTAAATCATCACCATAC